GGGTTATGCATGTTGTATTGTTTGTGGATTTTCTAGAGACCAACATACCACGGTGTGATCGTCATCTGGATACCCGTCATGGCGCCAGTAGAGGTACCAGTAAGATCGGGCCAGGTTACAGTGGCTGCCACGGAAGGGTCAAGAATCTGGATGCACACAATGCCAACGGGACCATCTAAAGCGGTCGCAGCGGATGTCAAGGTGCGGAGCCAGGTTGCGCCAGGTGAACTGAAGGTAAGGTTGCAATTCGCGAGAGTTGGAGTTGGCCATGCAGTGATGGCAGTGAAACCCGGAGCATACCGGAGGACCAATTGATAGCCCCCAGTCACTCCCTTTGCGAACGTTACGGTGTTGCCAGCTACCGTGACGGGTAGCGGCCCCAGCATGGAGTTCGGTGCATCAAAGATTGCGGCCTTGTTCGTAGCATTGCTGCTCAAACTAAACGACCGGATCGATGACGTGATGTTACTAGACACCAAGGGTTTCTTCAACTCTATCTCGTATGTCACCCACAAATCACCGATTGGGTTGCCTGCAGTCTGGCATCCCTGAACGGCGAGATGGGTAGTGCCCAGATCGTATAAGAGCTTATCCTCAACATTAGGCGTCGTCTGCGAACGAACGTACTGAATATTGAAGGGGTTCTCCTTCGGATCGCACTCAATCGGGTGACAGAATGCCTCACAAGGGACACTCTCGTTGCTGTTGTACTCGTTCAGCATTTCCACCTTGGACGTGGGCGCGGAGTCGCTGGCACGGTACGACGTCTGAAGCATCACTGCTCCCAATGCCGCATTAGTGCTGGCTACTGCGCTGCCACTAGTCGGGACATAGTGAAACACCATGCCCCGGATCTTGTACTCTTGGAAACGTGCCGCAATTCCAGCCAACCATGGAAACAGCTGGTAATTGCCCGGGTTAATGTCAAATGATGACTGCACACTGTAGTTGATTGAACTATTCACGGTGGCAATGAACTCCCTGTGTCGGATGATGACGTTCTGATCGGACTTGTGCATCTCCGGCACAGACCCGCTCATCTCCAGTTTATTCACAATGGAGTTCTTGTTGACCTCGTAGTCCCCAGAACCGAGCCATCTACTGAGGCTCGCTCCGAGTCCGGTGCCAACTGATGCTCCACTGGACGGCATTCCAATAAGCCCGCCCAAAGCAGAACCACCTAGTCCGCCTAGTGCGCGTAGGGCACTCCCTAGCCGAGTCATTTCGGCGGGAGCACGCTTGGTGCGCTTCGGCATCACAGTCACACGTCGTCGAACCTTTGTCTTGGTCTTTGGCATGTTGTCTCTTTCTCTTGTTTGTTTGTTTCGTTTTCGTTTCGTGTACTATTATACACTGGTCTAATCTGTCAAATTAAATTAAAGGTACCGAAGGAAGGCGGGTGGCGCGTTCTCAACCACCCCAACTTTCACCTCCCCATCCCACGCCCCGATTACCATTCGGTCGTAGTAATGCTCAAGAGCAATCTGGTAGTCCGGCGTGATGCCGAAGGCGGCGTAGAACGAAGCTCGCGCCTCATCCGTTACCACACTGCTACCCTCCCACGCTCTCTCAAGCACGCCTGTATTCTTGAAAAGGTGCTGCTTGAATTTACGGCCCGCAGCTTTGCCACTCCTAGCAAAGGCGCCATAGAAACTCTGCAGCACAGGGCAGCCCGGTACCGAGGCCAACCCACATTCACCCACTGC